GATCACATTGAATTTTTAGAAGAAAAATTTTTAAATATACTAGGTTCATATTTTAACACTAAAGACCCAAGTCTTACCACTAAGGGTTTTTACACTAAAACTAATTTAATACTTAACCATATTAGACTTGAGCATAGAAAAACAATTACTCTAGCAGATATAATTAAAGAAAAAATTAAATGAATATAGAGGTTTTAGGACAAATAAAATTTATGTCTCCTATTAAAGAAGTAAAAGGTAGTGATGAAAAAAATCATTCCTTTTTAACAATATGGTTAAAGACATTGGAGGACTCATATATAGCGGTCAATTGTTGGGATAAACTAATAGATAAAACAGTTTCATTTAAGTTAGGCGACATTGTTACACTTGATTGTAAAATTGAGTCGCATAGAAATAAGAAAAAACCTACGCTATTTTATCATAAAATATTATTAAGATGATTAGGTCAACAACTATAATATATGAAGTATTAAGGAAACATGACCTTTCACCTTTAGCATACATGCTGTGTGATTTAATATACAAATACACATCTATAGATGGATTTTGTGATAAAACACTTACAGATTTAGCAGAGGAACTAAACTCATCTTCTAGAACGATGAGCAGATATATAAATGAATTAACAGAAAAAGGAACTCTTGAAAACATTGGAACAAAAGCACACCCAAAATTCAGAACTACCCCTCTTTGGTTTAGAGTTGCAGTTGCCGATAGCAATGAAACAATATCTCTTGAGTATCAAAAAGTGTGTAATGAAGTTATTACATATCTAAACGAGAGATTTAAACATAAATACAACCCAAGAACTTATGAGAAGAGATTTAAAAGCATCTTATCTAAAAAGTTTGATGGCAAATTAATTACAGGGTCACAAATGGTAGATGTATTTGTTTGGTGTAAAGAGAATTGGAGTGAAAAGTATCAATCCTCTGTAACACCTGAAGTAATATTTGGAAACAAATTCGTAGAGAAGTACCTAATACAATATAAAGAGTGGGAGACAATGAATAAGGTCACCCCCAATAGAAGAAACGTAGCAATAATATGACCGATAATTTATCTAAACTGCAAGACATTGGCATTGAAGTCAATGGAAATACTAACTCAGAGCCACAAAAGACTAAATGTCCTAAATGCTCACATACAAGAAAGAAAAACAGAAATGAAAAGTGCTTAAGAGTTTGGGTTGAAACAGGTACATATTATTGCCATCATTGTGGTGACAATGGATCTGTAGCAGAGTACGAAACTGAGTACGAAATGCCTATTGTAAAGGCTTCTCCGTTAAGCGAAAAAGTTTTAAAGTTTTTTAAAGATAGAGGTATAAATGATTCTACGATTGAATACTTTGGAGTTACTGAGGGTATAGAATATATGCCTCAAGTTTCTGCTGAAAGACCTGTAATTCAATTCAATTACATAAGGAAAGGCAGAAGGATCAACATAAAGTTTAGAGACTCACAAAAGAACTTTAAACTAAACAAAGGGTCTGAGATGATCATGTATGGTTTAGATTTAATAAAACCCGCTTCATGGTGTATTATAACAGAGGGAGAATTTGATGCTATGGCTTTTTATGAAGCGGGTTTACAAGAAGATAAACTTATGTTTGCTTGTTCAGTTCCAAACGGAGCATCTACAGGAAATCAAAATTTAACATATTTAGACAATAGTATTGATGAGTTTGAAAATAAAGACAAAATATATTTGGCTTTAGATAATGACGCACCAGGAATTAAATTAAGAGATGAATTATCGAGAAGGCTAGGGAAAGAAAGAGTCTGGTTAGTTAATTTTCCAGAGGGTTGTAAGGATGCCAATGATGTTTTACTAAAACATGGTTCAAGAGAATTAATTAATTGCATTGACCACGCAAAACCTTTTCCACTAGAAGGAGTTAGTAAAGCATCAGATTCTCGATCTGAAATCCACAACCTATACAACTATGGTATGCCTAAAGGGGATACTATAGGCTATCCTAAATTTGATGAGTTGATGTCTTGGAGACCTAGTGAATTTACCCTTGTTACAGGAGTTCCTGGACATGGTAAATCTAGTTTTGTAGACCAAGTTGCAATAGAACTTGCTAAAAAGGGTTGGAAATTTGGAATATTTTCTGCTGAGAAACAACCAATAAAAGTTCATGTTGCTGAATTAATTGAAAAATATGCGGGTAAAAGATTTGGAAAAGGGTCTGTAGATAATTTACAACCTGAAGAATTAGACCCCGCTATTGATTTCATAAACAACCATTTCTTTTTTATAAACTTAAAAGATAATGATCTAACTGTAGATGGGATATTAAACAAAGGAAAGGAGTTGGTAAAAAAACTTGGAATTAATTGTTTAATAATTGACAATTGGGCATTCGTTGAACACAAGATTGAGAGAGGGATGAATGAGCATCAGTACACAGGTATGCAGTTGTCTAAAATAAAAATATTTAAAGAATCATATGATTGTGGAGTAGTATTAGTAGCACACCCACAAAAACTTAAAAAGGAGAATGGGAAGGTTGAAGTCGCTTCAGGTTACAGCGTAAGTGGCTCTTCCCACTTCTTTAATAAAGTAGATAATGGAATAACTGTTTATAGAGACTTTGAAAAAGAACTTGTTGAGGTTCATATATGGAAGGTTAGATGGAGATTTACAGGTAAGACAGGTATGCAAGAATTTAAATATAATTTAACAACAACATGCTATACAGAGCATAACGAGGATCAATATGAGACGACATCAGGGCAATTTCCGAAGTTTAGAGGTCAATAATCAAAACCTATATAAATTGAATTGGGCAACAAATAGATGGGGAGGGAAAATAGGTAAGCATGAAGTTTATGAAAGCGGAGACCTTTTACGTCTTGCTAACATAGATGAGATTGTTCCTGGAAAAGAAGAATACTTTATGAGACCTAATGGGCATGGAGAAAACTATTATTTAATATATCAAGGTTTTGATAAATCAACAGAGTATAAGGATATTAAAAGTTTTGTAAAGCACAAAATGATTTATGTCTATAAAGATTTTAATAAATATGGCAAACACTAACAGAAACAAAGGTCACAATTACGAGAGACAATTAGTTAAGGATTTTAAAAAACTAGGATTTGAAAATTGCGTTACATCTAGATATGGTTCTAAGATGTTAGATGACCAAGGCATTGACTTAATGAACACAGGAGACTTTGCTGTACAGGCAAAATGCTATAAGAGAAATCCACAATATAAAAAGGTATTAGCAGACATGGTTGTCAAACCAACAGATGTCCCTATTATTTTTCATAAAGCACCAGGAGGCAAAGAATACTGCATCCTACATAAAGAGGATATGATGGAACTCATACAAATGTTGATTAGTAATAAAATTATAAATACACCATAGGAAACTGAAAAAGTCCTAAAATATTTTTAGGCGAGGGGCTTTAAAACCTCTGAATATATATAACACTTTAATTATTTAATTATGTCAAATTCATTAGAATTACAAGGTCGCATCAAAAACATCTCTGATGCACAAACCATTCAAACTCAAAAAGGAGATATTGAAAAAAGAGTATTAACAGTTGAATTAGGTGCTGATAGTCAGTACCCTGTTGAGTATCCTGTTGAAGCAATTGGAGCAAAAGCAAACTTGTTTAGTGCTTACAAAAACGGAGATGAGGTGTTAGTTTCTATTAACCTCAGAAGTTACAGAGATCGTAATGGAGAGTTAAGAACTGCTAATGCTAACGCATGGAAAATCACTTATGCTGATGGAAATATTCCAAATGGAAAAGCGAAATCTCATGAGCAAAAAGTTGAAAATTTTGTTAACGGAAAAGAAGAGGGTTCTGATTTACCGTTCTAATAATGGATACTAGAGAAAAAATTGAGAGGGTTGGTGCTGAGATCATCAGCCTTCTCATCTCTAAAAACACTGATTATGGTGATAGTGCTACATCACCTATTAATGTTTTTAGTGAGGGCAACGCAGTAGCGTCTTTATGTGCTAGAATAGATGATAAATTATCTAGAATAAAACAGAAAGGCATCTACGATAAGACTGAAGATACAGTTAAAGATCTTACAGGTTACTTGATACTATTATTGATTGCTTTAAAAAATGAAAAACAACCAGAAATAGATGAACAAAATAGAAACAAGCCTTTTAGAGACCATTCTGGATGGTTTGAAACAAGAACATAAATGATAAGACTTGTTGTCTGACAAAGTTATCCACAATAAAATCAATGGACTAAATTAGGGACCATTTGATATTATTTCAAGTTTTAAATTATGCTATTTATATCTAGTTTCCAGAGGAAAATCTAAAAAAAAATTAGATGTCCCACGGTTATCCCATGGGTATCCCAAGGGTGTCCCAGGGGCATATTTATTGGCTTTTAGTACAATAACTTTGACCTAATGTTAATAACGTTTCCTCTGATTTCTTCTGTTTGTGCATAACTTTGTATGAAACCACCTTAAAATAGCATTTTAAGTTTTGGGGACTAAATTAGGGACTATGGCTTTATCAATTGGAATAAGAAACGAAACTAATAAAGATGGAACTACACTATTACATGTTCGTTTTAAAAATAAACAGTTTGATAAAAAAATTTACACTCAAATAAAAGTATTAAAAAAACATTGGGATGTAAAGAATAAAAGACTGAAACGTAACCACCCTTTTTTTGAATTAAAAAACAAAGAAATAAGAGATTTAAATAATATTGTTGAAGAACTATATATTCAAAGCGTAGTGTCTGTATTATCATTTGAAGAAGCAAGAACTAGATTAACTAGTGGTTCATATGTAAATAATATTGACTCTTACTTAGATCGTTATCTTAAAAGTCAAATGAAGGAGACAACCTTTACCACTTACAAAAACAAAATGAGATCAATTGGTACTAATTTTGGTATTAAAAACCTGACGTTTGAAGATATATGCAATAAAAGTAATTGGTTAAAACTTAAGCAAAATCTTAATGAAAAAGGTAGAAGTCCACAAACATTTAATTCTTATAAAAAGGCTGCTAAAGGTATTCATGGGCATGCAGTAAAAGATGAAATCACTTATACTGTTTTTCCACACGTAAGAACTAATACTATAAATAATTACACCCCACAATGGATTAGATCAGATGAGTTGATTGAAGTCATTAATAATTTAGATACTGAAGATAGAATGTTTAAAAACAACGGACTATGTATTTTAATTTATTTAATGATGTTCTCAATGAGAGGAATGTATTCTAAGGATATTGAAAAACTATCAATGAAATCATTTATAAACGCTACCTATGATAACTCTACAAACTATAAGTTTGGTGAAATAAATATGGTATACAAACACTTTAGATCAAAAACCAATAAAATGGGATTAGTTTATATGGGTTTAGAACCTATTAAGAAAATAATATTTTCAATAAACTATATTATTAATCCAGAACTACAAACTATTTTTCCTGTCGGAGGCGGTGATAGTGTTATGAATTTCTTTTGGAAATCTGAAGCAAGAAGATTCAAGAAACTTACTGGTCATAATTACAAATCAGCAAGAAAAGCATTTAATACAACAGCATCCATACTTAGTGTTCCTGATGCTGATATTAGAGAACTTATGTTTCAAGGTGATAATACTATTTCTAAACACTATAAGGATACACAAGCACCACTGATGTTAGAAAAGTATACAAAGTTTCACTCCGATGTTTTGGAAAAATACAGAGTTTCTGAAATATTTACAATGTTAATTAATAAACTAAATAAAAACGGTGTTTCTACTTCTTAATTGAGTTATACTTTTCAAATCCACGACTTCCAAAATATGCTACGTAAATTGTAACTAAAAGCGTTTTTAAAAGTTCTATCCAACTTTCATCAATATCAAAAGCAATATCTAAACTGTCTAGGATGATATATAAAGACATCATTACAGTTAAGTATATCAACGTCATAGGACGTGTGTTTTTCGAGAGCCATGAATCGCTTTTCATGTCACTTTCCCAACGCTTACTTACCTCTTGCAACTCAATCATATCAAGTTCTAAAAGTTTCATCGCTTTTTCTTTGTCTTCAGCAGGTAGAATAGCAGGATCCTCTTTTTCAATTAGACCTTTAACTACGCCTAATACTCCTGCATCAGGCAATACATCACCTACAATACCTAAAATTGCAGGTACTTTGTTGGTTAAAAATTTCCCAACTTTAGTGTCTTTAAATTTCTTTTTTGGTTTACTCATCGCCTTCCCACCATTTAATGTGCAACATTATAAATATTAAGTAAATATTTAACTCATAACTATTATCTGTTTCATCTGGCTGAAAAAATGCCCAACCTAACATTGGACCAATTCTGAACCTTTCTGAAATTGCTACTGTGTACCCTAAATTATCAAACATATTTATTTTGTATTGATTTGTATTCTTCTTTTGCGTCATAACTAGGACAGGCTTTTGTAGAGAAATCTCTGTGACCATAAACCTCTGATCCTGGGTAACTAGCACACAGGAATCCAACCAAGTATTCTAGACTGTCAATTTGAGCATCCGT